ATGTGGAAATGAACTGACCAGCGTGAATGGGTGTACGACGATCCCGACTGGAGGGACTATTTACGTTATGACGCTTTCGGGCATTTCACAAACGACAAAGAAGAACTAGCGAAAATTCTGGCTGGTAAGTGGGTTGCCACTAATCCAACTAACACCATGTATCGTGGATACCATTTTCCACAAAGAATGTTCCCACACATTCCGCTAACAATTGACGATGCAGTAAACAAGTATAGAGTCCAACCGGAGCTAAGTATAGAGTACCAGGAAAAGCATTATCCAAATAGTATGTTTATGAGCCATTGCGAGGGAATGTTCTACAAAGCAGAAAGAAGACCCATTACACCGGAGATGGTTGAAAAATGCTACATGAATTACATGAAGTTACTAAGCGGCCAGGAAGTACGTGATCTTAAAGCCATATATGGAAATGAGATTGTAGTCCTAGGTGGTGTTGATTTTGGTAGTGGTCCGGCTGCGTCAAAAACTGTTATTAGCGTTATTATTTATTGGCGTAAAGGTAATCGCTATCAGCTTGTCTGGATTGACCCAAGGCCAGCTGAACACGCTATGGATCAGGCACGATATATTGCTGATTTGTTTAAAGACTATGACGTGGATATTGCAGTCGGAGACTGGGGATACGGACAGGACAAAATACCGCTAATCCAAGACGGTGGACGTGACAGCAATGATAACAAGTTCTTAGGAGTTGGAGCTCATACTTTCATAGGTTGTCAGACACTTGGAAATGAAGTCAAGCAAAACGCCGAATATACCGACAAATGGGATGAGGAGGGAAATGAGCAAAAACAAAGATTAATGATCGATAAGACTACAATTATCCAGAATTTCGTTGACTTTATCGGAATGAAAGTATCTCACCCATTGTATCCCTATGAGGAATCTTTGTCTCAGCCAATGTTTATCATACCTCACCAATTGGACTGGCAAACTGATTTTCTAATGGACGATCTCACCTCAATCACTAGAAAAGATCTTGAGGATGTCCAAGAGGTAAAAGTAGAAGACCCAAGGCAAAAGGCAATGAAAACCTACAATCACCCAGCTGACAGCGTAATGTCAATAATCTATTGTATTGTGGCTCACCAAAACTTTAACCCAAGTGCTTATGTGATCAGCCCAATAACTAGAAAACTCCGACATAGATGATATATAAGACACAAGAACGTATGACTAGTCGTAGTGGCTACGTGTTTAGGACACAAATACGGGACGGATTGTTACAAAAACTCAAAGTCCCCCAAGGCTAGAAACTGGAAAGAAAAACAACTTTGTTATTCTTGTTATTGTATTGTTGTATTAAAATTAAAACCTAGGAACGGACACGGGGGAAAGTATCTTACTGAAGTACATGAAAACCAAGGAATGTCTCTAATTGCAACCCAATAGAAATTACTTTAAGTTAGGGGATTAATAGAAATCATGGGTTTTCTGAGCCGACTTTCAAATAGTATAGCTGTACTAAAAGGAGCTCAACCCCCAAGAACATTTCCAAGTAATGTTCCATCTATGAATCTTAATCAAATGAAAGCTGCTATCTCAATGCCAATGACAGAAATGGCTGGATTATCTCAACCTGTTTGGGGTCCCGAAATTTCAACCGTCGGAGCATATAGTAGAGAGGGTTATACTTCCAGGACTTTTGATCAACCAGTTGTCCCATTCAAAATTCAAGTTGAGGGACTGCAGAAAGACGAAGATACTCAACTAGCAATCAACCACTTATCATCACAGGTTACAGGTGGTGCTCACTTTGTAAAAGCCGAAAAAGGTTTTGTAGCGAAATACTTTGAGCGCTTAACTAAGGATATGCACTTTGACACATTTGACACAATTGTAGTTAAAGAGCTATTATGGTATGGTAATTCCGTTTGGAAACCAAGAATGGGTATTGCCAATGTAAAAGATCATAATGATTTAATGCACATTCCAATTAGCAGCTTCCAAAGAATTTGGTGGGATAGACAAAGAATTCCATACAAGTATGAATTTAGAGGAGCTGAATATCAAGGCTATCACAATCCAGGTGAGGTAATTCACTTCAAATGGAATCCAGTAAATGCCTCAGCATTTGGAACTGGGTTTGGCGTTTCAATGACGAGTCCTAGACATTTCTCTTATCCTATTGGCGGTGGTTTGTATGATACCAGGGAGTTACCGGCCCTACTTGATAGAAAGTATGCCACTCAATATACAATGCAACACGCAGAACAACGTTACATTTCAAGAAATCTCTATACCGTAGAAAATGGTGATCAGGAGGCAAGAGCCAACTTACAGCAACAAATTGAGGGACTTGACATTGGCCAGGACATTATCGCCGGAGTTAAAGTAAAAGCCCAGGAGTTAGGATCACAGGCCAGAAACTTCAATCCAGAACAATTTACAGATCTTACTATTGGACCAATATTCAAAGCCCTAAATGATTTTAGAGGAAAGCAAGGTGGTAGTGAAAGTCACCAATACGCAAATGCCAAGTCATCGGCTGCTCTTGACGAGATAGGTTTGTCTGCTTTTCCTATCTCCGTCAAAGAGCAAATGATGGAGGCATTTTTCAAACCCTGGTATAATGCACACCCACTATTAGATCCGCTTACCGGAGGATTGACCTACATGACATGGGAGCAATTGAAATTCCAGATTGAATTTGGCAAGGTTGAGAAAAAAGACATTCCAATTCAGGATCAAATTAAATTACTTGAGCTATACATTAACTCACCACTACCAAAAGATCCAGTAGTCTTAAACAGATTATTTGAGCAAGCTGGACTTGGTATCAGTAAGGACATGGACGAGCAACTAGAACAAATGTTTAGTCCAATGAATATTATGGCAATGGGTGGTATGGGATTGACACCGGAGGGACGGCCTGATCCAGCTTACAATGATAATTCTAACTTGCCTCAAAACGATATGGGAGGCGGTGAAACCGAGTATAGTTGGGATAATCAAACCATGGGATCACCCCCAATGAATGAGGCAACCTATAACAGTATGATGATTGACGTTAGAGGTCAGGACTTACAAAACTCCTATAAGCGAAATTCACAGAACCAAGACTATAACATGGGGAGCAATTATGAGTAGAATTTGTGAAATATGTGACGGCGAGCAGCACACACCCGAAGATCACCCATTTCTCCCAACTATGAAAGAACATCACAATCCCTTGGATATTGCATTTGGCCATGAAGTCCAAGAGAAAAATATGAACGTCAAGGACATTGACGAGGGAGGCCCTGGTAGTGGACGTAATCCAGAAGAAGCTCCTGATGTGGGAGGAGGAGGAGGCGGTCCATTGGTTTCATTTGAAACCGTAGGCAAGATTATACATGAAACCGTAGCCAAGCAATTAATGGATGAGAAACTAAATTGTCAATGCAAGAACCAGCTCAAATAGCACAAGACTTACTTCAATTGCAGACATTTCTAAGACAGATGGGAATCCCTGATCAGGAGATTCAAAGAATTTTACTTACAAGTATTCCTCCTCAACCCGTACAAACTTGGCCGCCAATGACTACGGGATTGGATTTAATGCCACAGATTAATCACTACCAAGTCCCTGATACTGGCAGCCCTCCATACTTTCAACCAAACACTTTGGGGACTACTGAGCCATATCCTACAATGCCAACCCCTGATCCCCTGGGAGCTGTAAGATCAAATGACACAAAGTATTTCCAAGTTGGTAGCAATATCGGACATACGTTTCAACTAGAAAATCCTCCTTACATGGGAGATGATCAAAATTGGATTGGACTTGCTAATGATAGAGATAGTCAACCCTCAATGCACGGTGAGGAGGGATGGGTTGGACAAAAATCAATTCCAGAATGGCGTTATAATGTAGAACAATCTCAATCATCTCCATTAGAGTTACCTCCAATTGCAATTTATCCTAGTGGTGGATATATTCGAGAATCTTTATCCAAGGTGAGAAATGAGTTTGGTTGGCTTACTGAGAGTTATCTTACAAGGGCAAAAGAGCTCGCAAAAGCCCAGGGTGGAACCCTCTATTTGATACGTGCTAGTGAGGAGACAATTACGGACCATAGGCCGGAGGGTGAGACTTATCGTAGAAAACTAGACGGAATGGAGCTTATGGCAATGGCTAGGACAGCTACCATGAAAGGTATGGATATTAACCATAATCCTGATTGGCGTACTTTGGCCACAATTATTGATAGTGAATTTGACGTAAAGACAAAGGCTATTCAAATGCTCATAATCGAGCTTGATCCTGAAATTAACAAGTTAGTAGATTCCGGCCAAATCACAGCTGTAAGTATCAACGGAGGAGCTCCAAGAAGTGAGACAGTTGAGCCATGTGGAACTACTGATGATGAATTATGTAATGTCCCAAGGGGTGTTATTCTTGGAGAACAAGACGGTATTGGTTTGACATGGGTTGTAACTGATCCGAAAGGCATAATGTGGAAAGGTATCAAAATACCAGGAGCTGAGCCCGGAGTTAAGACAACTGCAATAGAAATCATATAACAAAACAACTTTAAACTATGATTTTAGAGTGGAATTATGAAGTCACTTAAAGAGTGTACGACAATTCAAGAAGCTGCACCTATACTAAAAGGAAAATCA